CCGGATTCTGCCACGAACACATAGGATCAAAGTTGCGGTTGTTGGTCTGTGCGGACCAGCAAACGAGTAAAAGCACAATATGGCAGATGATACACTGAGTGCCGATGCGATGCTCGCCTTGGCCAATGACTACGATGCCGGTGTCGATATCGACAGCCAGCCAAAGGAGCAGTCTCCAAATACCAATGAGACGGCTCCGGTTGAGCAAGATTCCTCCGATGCGGGGAGTGCCAGCAAAGAGGTCGATGGTGGCGAGCAGGAAGTAGGCACGAGCCGATCAGAGCCCGAGGCGAAGGCCGAGAAGAAGACAGAGCCGAAGACGGAGAAGGACAAGAGCAGCAAATTCGCTCAGGAACAGAACCGAAAGGCGAAGACCTGGGAGCAAATCAACGCTGAGAAGGAGGCCCTCAAGGCCGAGCGCGAGGCGGTGAGGCGGGAAAGGGAGGAGTGGAGCAAGCAGCGGGAGCAATCCAAGGCTGCTGAGACCAGTTCCTTCCGAGATGAGAAGGGCTATACGGCGGAGGACTACGAGGCTGCGGCCAAGGAGTTCGATGCCGATGGCGATTCTCAGTTGGCCAAGGCAGCGCGAGCCAAGGCTGATGGAGTCCGAAAAGCTGCTACGGAGCGACAGCAGAAGGCGCAGCAGGAGAAGTTCGCAAAGGCATGGTCTGATTCGTATGCACGGTTGTCCGAGAAGGAGACTTGGCTGAAGGATCAGAACAGCCCCGAGTACAAACGTACTGTCGAACTGCTCCAGAAGGTGCCGATGCTGACATCAATGCCCGATGGACTTGTCCATGCGGTGGAATTGATGAAGCTCCAGGACACTGCGTCCAAGGCTCAGTCGATCGAGGCCGAGAACAAGGCTCTGAAGGAACAACTCAATAAGCTCCAGCAGAAGACCGCTATTGGCAAAAGCGTACCGGCAGGACAACTCAAGGCTGAGGAGAAAGATTTCTCGAAGCTGTCTCTCAAGGAGCAGAGGGAGGCGCTGTTGAAAGCGTCGAGGGCGTTCGACCGGGACGAAAACTGATAGCACAACCACAACTCAAATATGCCAGTTACTACTTCAACCACGCTCACGAGCCAGTTCCAGAACTACTTCAGCAAGGAGCTGCTCTCCATCGTTCAGCAGGAGACGATCCTCGATCAGTTCTCCATGAAGGCTCCGATCCCCAAGAACAATGGTAACAAGGCCATCTCGATGTTCCGTTTCGGACCGCCGAGCATCGGCAGTGTTCAGACCATCAGCTCTGAGGGTACGGCCATCAGCTCCTCGAACTACCGCGCTCTGGCCCTCAACAGCCTGAGCAAGTCGCTGGCTCAGTACGGTCAGGTGATCGGTTTGACCGACATCCTCCGCGCCACCGACCTGTTCAACTCCATGCAGCAGGCCACCAAGACCTCCGGTCTGGATATGGCCCTCTGGGTTGACTCGGTGATCCGCAACGTGCTGGTTGGCTCCAACCTCACCGCCAGCGGTTCGTCCATCGGTTCCGCCGCCGAGGGTGGTGGTACGTTCGACAACTCCGACGCTTGCGGTACCGCCGCTGCCTCGGGTGGTACCTGCGTGTACGGTAACCCCGCCACCCTGACCACTCAGAGCTTCGTGGGCCTGAACGCCGACACGACCGCTGCCAACACCACGATGACCGCTTCGGCTGTCCTCGATTCCATGACCCGCCTGAAGCGCAACCGCGCCCCGCTGATCAACGGCGGCTACGTCCTGGCCACCGATCCTCGTGTGGCCCGCGACCTCATGCGCGACAGCGACTGGTTGAACGCCTCGAACTACGGCAACAAGGGCCAGCCGTTCTACAAGGGCGAGGTCGGCTCCATCTACGGTTGCCGCGTGGTGACCCAGACCAACTCGTTCGTCAGCACCGGCTCGGCCACCGAGAACGACAAGTTCGTGTATCAGGCTTCCGCCGCGGGTGGTGGTCTGGCCGCTGGCAAGGACATCATCGCCTCGTTCTTCTTCGGTAACGAGTCGTTCGGTATCCCTGCTCTGACCGGTGATGATCCGTTGTCCCCGCGCATCGTGATCACCGACACCCCCGACAAGTCGGATCCGTTGAACCAGCTCGTCACCGTCGGCGTGAAGCTGTACTTCGCCGCCCTGCGTCTGGCCGCTGGTAACACCGGCTCGACCGGCAACCCGGTGTGGTACTTGGTGCATCGCACGAAGACCTCGACCACGCTGTAATATGCGACCCAGGAGGACGGCCACCATCATGGTGATCGCCGTCAGCCCGAAGGGGCATCATCGTAATGGTGGTGCCCCTTCTTCTCATTCCGCTTGCGGATGCGAAGAGGCTGACAACAATGCGCCCATGATTTCGATTCCAGTCGAGGCCCTTTCCACCGATATGGAGGATGGCCAACAGGCTATGCCCGAGGTTGGTGATGAAGTGGTTTTGGACGATGTTCGCGGCGTTCTCAAGAAGCTGGAGAACGGCGAAGCCTACGTCGAGATCCGCAGCGTCAACGGAATGCCCGCCGAGTACGAGAACAAGGACGACAAGGAGATGTACTCCAAGAAGCCCATGGATAAGGAGTCCATGATGAAGATGGCTGCGGATTACGACAGCGAGATGGAGTCCTAAGATGCCGATCTACACCTTCGAGAACAATGGTCAGTGCATCGAGCACATCGCTCCGATGGGCACCGACTCTGTTGTCCTTGATGGGAAGCGGTGGAAGCGACAGCCGGTGGCCCGCTTCGGGGTCACCGGTTTTGCTTCTGAGCCGGGACTCAAGGACCAAGTGAAGAAGGGATTCAGCCGTCTCGAGGACCGCCAAGGATCCCGCTTCGAGAGCACTTTCACCAAGAATCAGATTCGCAAGATTTGGGACATATGAGCGACGTATCTAATCAGGCCATCGAGTATTCGATGGGACAGGGCGGCTTCCAGCTCGTGACCGCCACCACGCTGACCACTGGCCCGTTCGTGGCTCTGACCATCATCAGCCCGACCACCTTCACTTCGATCACCGGTGGCAACATCAGCGGATCCTGGTCCACGGCGACCATCCCTGCTGGCATTACGCTGCCGGGACCGATCACGAGCTTCCAGATTTCTAGCGGTCAGGTGATTGCGTTCAATGGCGTGATTCAATCGTGACACTCTCTCTCGGCACACGACTGGTATCGAACGGCGGGGGTAGTGTTACCCCTGGCGATCTGCCGATCTTGCGCCGGGACTTGCTTCAGGAGGACGACTTCTTCGTTCTGCTGGAGGATGGTGACAAGATCGTCATCACGTTTGGGACTTTCGATTCCGTCTTGTTGGAGGACGCGTCGTTCCTGCTGCAAGAGGACAGTGGCAAACTCATCATTCAAGCTAACTAACAGTTTATGGCAGATACAAAGATCACAGCACTGACGGCGATCACGACCGTCGATCCCGCGGTGGATGTCCTTCCCATTGTCGATGTCAGTGACACGACGATGGCTGCATCGGGCACCACGAAGAAGATCACCAGCAACCAGATCCTCGGCGCCGGCGGCACCGCCACCCTCGCCTCCGCCACGATCACCGGCGATCTGACGGTGGCGACTGATCGGTTGAAGGTTGTCACCGGAAGCACTGCGGTCCAAATCGGATCGACGACGCAGACTCAGTTCGGAACTACCGCTTGGCCGTCTGACTTGATTTCAAAGGCTAATAGCCGAGTTTTGGTTGGAAATCTCGGAACTGTTTTGCTGTGGAACGAGTCCGCTGCCGCAATTGGAAATGCTTCCAATCTTTACATCGGAGCAAAGTCGGGTGCGGGTGCCACTACGTTTGGCGGTTCATACATCTCGTCAGGAATTGAAAACGCTTCTGACCGTGCTGGATTCTTTGCGCTTTCGACTTTCCAATCCAATGGAATCGACCGCGAACGGTATCGGATAGATTCGACTGGTGTTCATACTTGGCAATACGTCGGCGGAGTCGCTGGCACCGCCATGACCTTGAACTCCACGGGGCTGGGCGTGGGGGTGAGTCCTTCGTACAAGTTGGACGTTTCTGGCGACTTGGCGGTAAACGGAAACGAAAATTACGTCTACCTGTTCTCGAATTATAATGTCGGGAGCAACGCTCGCGTTCGCTTCCGTGCTGTTGGTGCTGGTGGTGGTTCTGGTTACGGCGGCGACTTCCGCATCTCAACCCGTGCCACGAACAACGCTTGGAATACGGATGTTTTGGTTGTTGATAGCAGTGGGAATTTAATACTGCTTCCTTCCTCCACTCCTCCGTCGCTTGCTACCAATGGTCAGCTTACAGTCAACGCTACCAGCAACACCAACCTTCGATTCAGCTATCGCGGATCAGATGGTGTCACCCGTGTCGCCAACCTGACCCTCGCTTAATCTACCATGACCACCATCTCTTGGATCATCGAACGCCTTCTCGTTAAGCCGACCGAAGGCAGTCTCACGGACGTTGTGATTACCGCCGACTGGCGATGCAACGGCACCGATGGAACCTACAGCGGAACCTGCTACGGCAGCGCGTCGTTCGCTCCGCCGACCGGCAACTTCACTCCGTATCCTGATCTGACCGAGCAGCAGGTGCTTGAGTGGTGCTTCGCCAACGGCGTGGACAAGGTGGCCATCGAAGCCAACGTCTCCGCTCAGATTGCTGACCAGATCAACCCTCCGGTGATTGCTCCGCCGCTGCCGTGGTTGCCGCCGGTTCCTCCGCCCCAGCCCGAGATGATCGTGCCTCCGATGCTGCCTCAGGTTGAGCCGGTTTTGGTTGCGGATCAGCCCGTCGTTTCCGACACTGCGGCCTGACATGGAAATCACGATCAAACTCACTCAGGAGCAGGCCAATAGCTTGCTCCAGCTCATCGACGTTGCTGTGAAGGCCGGTGGTGTGGCCAACGCCCGTGCCGCCCTCCCGCTCGTCGATCTGATCCTCAACGCTGCACAAGCCAAGCCCGAATGAAAAATTGGAAGACAACCGCCGGCGGCGTGGCCGTGCTGCTCGCCGCTCTCTCCGTCGCCATCAAGCAGGCCATCGCCGGTGACATGGGCGGTGCCATCGCCGCCGCTGTCGGCGGTGCCGGTGCCATGTTCACCGCGCTCAAGGCCCAGGACGCCCAGCCCGAGGACAAGGCCAAATGAAGGACCAGCTACGCGATCTCGGTATCAACATCGGGCTTATCGTAGCTGGTTTCGCAGGGAGCCTCATGACCGTCAAGAAAGACGGACATAAGGACTGGTTCACCACCATCACCTCCCTCATGGCCGGCACTCTGTCGGCCAATTATCTCACGCCGGTGGTCATAGACCTCCTATCCATCGGAAACTCCAACACCCAGTACGCCGCGGCATTCGTCCTCGGATTCCTTGGCCTGCACGGTGTCGAGTACGTCATCAATAGGTTCTGGCCCAAGGGATGAACCCACTGACCATCGTCAATGCCATCGCCAGCGGAATCCTCACCGCTGGCGTTTCTGCTTTCATGATTATGCTCTACCGCTCCGATGGAGTGGTCAGACGCTGGCCAATGACAGGAAGCCTACTGCTCCGAGTCTCACTCTCATTCACAGCCTCCGGAGCACTGTTCAACTGCCTCACTCTGTCCACTCCTCCAACCAGCGAGATCATCCTCAACTGCGGACTCGCCGGTGTCTTCGCTTGGGCCACCATCTTCCACGCTAAACTCCTCAAACATGGATCCAATCCTCAGCATCGCTCAGGGCGTGATGAACGCGACTCTGAACAAGATCGTTGATCAGAAAGACCAAACCCTTGAAGACGGACAGAAAGACAATCGCCTGCGCGACGATCTCCTTGCTCGCGCTGATGCCGCTGGGTTGCACCCCTACAAGAGTGGTGATGGTCCCGCCAGGACAACCCGTCAGACTGGCTGAATCAGTCAAAGCCCATGTGTGGGCTAAAGATGCCAGCGGTAACACCGTGAAAAGCCGAAACCGCGTGACAATCCACGAGGGTTGGTACGCACTACCTCCAAGAGAATAGTATGGGAACCCCACTCACAGGCAGTACCGTCGCCAGCACTTACACTGGCCTGCTGAAGACGACCGATAACGCCACGCTCACTGCTAGTCTGAAGGCTCTTAGCGACGGCTCCGGAAACGATTCCGCGCTTCAAGTCTCCACGGTTGCGTCCAACATCAACGGCGATTTCAGCGTCGCCACGAGCAAGTTCACCGTCGCTTCCGCCAGCGGCAACACGGCTGTGGCCGGTACCCTTGCTGTCACCGGTGCCACCTCGCTCAGCTCGCTCATTACCAGCGGCAATGCCACGATCGGTGGAACGCTCGGGATCACCGGTGGCCTCACGATCCCCGGCACTCTATCCGTGACGGGCGCTTCCACGCTCACCGGAGCAGTCGGCATGGGCAGCACCCTCAATGTCACGGGACTCTCCACATTG